GCAGCGGACGAGCCGTGGCAATTCCTTGCTAGTTGTGAGGAGTACTATGCGGTAGTAACTAAACGTACCAGAAACACGACTGGCCTATGTGTAGCCACGGACGCTACATGTAGTGGCCTTCAGATCCTCGCAGGATTAGCGAGAGACCGTAAGACAGCACAACTCGTCAATGTGTTGCCTTCTGAACGGCCACAAGACGCATATAAGGTGGTAGCTGAAGCTTCAAGGCCTCATATACCAGCCCACATACATAAGGTATGGGACAGGAAGTGTGTTAAACGCACTGTTATGACTATCCCATACAACGCTAAACCTTTTTCAAATAGGTCTTACATTCGTGATGCCTTAAAGGAGAAGGGACTTGAGATCGACAAGGAAGATCTTACCGTTACCGTACAGGCGGTCAGGGATGCTATGGGTAATATTGTCCCTGGCCCTATGTCTGTAATGAAATGGATTGAAAATGAAGTATCTAAAGCTATCAAACGTGGAGCTATGGAATTAGAATGGGTTACACCATCTGGGTTTGTAGTAAAACAGAAGATAATGAAAAAGAAAGTAGAGAGATTTGATTTACAACTACTAGGTAGGTGTGTCTTATCAGTAGCTACTGAAGATGAAAATGAAGTTGATTTAGCTAGACATAAAGCTGCAACTGCACCTAATCTTATACATTCTTTAGATGCATCTTTACTCCATTTAAGTATAGCTAGGTTTGATAAGCCTGTTGCATTAATTCATGACAGCATTCTCACACGAGCTGTTGACATGCCTAAATTATCTGCTATAATTAGAGAGACATACATGCATTTGTTCGCAGAGCATGATTATCTCACTGAATTTGCACTACAAATTGGTGCAGAAACTAAACCGCCGATCATTGGTGATTTAAAACCAGAGACGGTGATTGACTCAACTTATTTCTTTTGTTAAATGTATTATCCATCATTATTTGAGTCATTCTTTTCGCCTACAAGGATAGTAGTTGTCTCCGAGGAGAGACTGAAAGCTGCTGAATTTAAGGTAAAGAAGGATGAACTGACTGCTGTTGACGTTCGTATTACCGAACTCAAGAAGTATAAAAATGAGCTAACTGAACAACTCGCAGCATTAGCACCCTCTGAGAAAACAGGTAAAGACCTAGATTCATTAGATGGAGCTTGTGATGTCTAATAGAACTGTACATGTTACTGATAAAGTAAAACTGGAAGGATTCCAAGCTATACTAGAACCTGGTAAGTTTGGTTATTCTTTAGCCGCTGTTGTTGATCAAGACACAGTTGACAAACTAGAAACTGAGAGAACTGATGTCCTTAGATGGGCAGAGTCTAAACTTAAGAACCCTAAGAGATCTACACTTAAACCAGAACCATGGGAAGAAGTAGCTGAAGGTAAGTATAAACTTAAGTTTTCTTGGAATGAAGAAAAAAGACCACCTGTTGTAGATACAGAGGGTTCACCAATTACCGATAAAAAGACACCATTATATGGAGGATCTACTGTTAAGCTTGGCTTCTATCAAAAGCCTTATATACTTAGAGATGGAGTTACCTATGGTAGTAGTCTTAAGTTGGTTGGTGTACAAGTTGTCGAATTGAATAAGGAAGCAGCTGGAACTGATTCAGGAGATCTTGATGAAGATGCAGTAGCAGATTTATTTGGTAAGACCGATGGTTACAGAGCCGCTGCTACTCCAGATATAGCTGACCCACCAAATGTCGAAGAAGACTTCTGATGATAATATCATCTGGGCTCAAAAAGCTTTTAATAAGCTGAAGGAGCGTCATAATAAACCTATAAAATTTAGATCCAAGCTCGAAGAGAGGATTGCTGATCTACTTGAAGGACTTGGAGTATCATATGAATATGAATCCACTAAGATTCCTTATACCATCCAGCATAATTATAACCCTGATTTCTGTCTCCCAAACCATGTATACCTCGAAGCAAAAGGATACTGGGATCCTGCAGACAGACGAAAGATCCTTGCAGTTAAGAAGGACAATCCCGATATAGATTTAAGGATGGTATTTCAATCACCTTACAATACGATAAGTAAGAAATCGAAAACAACTTACGCTCAGTGGTGTGAGAAACATGATATACCATGGACTCACTTCCACGATATTCCACTCGATTGGTTAATATGACCGATGCAGAATTTGTAAGACATGAGCCTTGCAATAATTGTGGCTCATCTGATGCGAATAGTTTGTATACAGATGGCCACTATTTCTGCTTTTCATGCCATACTTACACACCCGCAGAGGGTATAAATCTTTCACAATCACAGACGATGACTAACAATGTCGAACTTAAAGGATATGCACAAGAACTCAGAAAGCGAAGAATTTCTGTCAAAACTTGTGAAAAATTCAAAATTTTCAGAGAAGGAGATACTCTACGCTTTCCATACTTTAGCGCAGATGGAGTCCTCGCTGGAATCAAAATAAAAAATAAAAGAAAAATATTTACTTATGAAGGAGTTTCCACTAACACCTTATTTGGTCAGCATTTATTCCCTAATACTGGTAAGCGTATTGTTATTACTGAGGGTGAATTAGATGCAGCGAGCTGCTATGAAGCAATGGCGGGTTGGCCAATGGTCTCGTTACCACATGGAGCAGCGTCAGCTAAGAAAGACATACAAAAACAGATACCACTATTACAGGGGTATGATGAGATCGTCTTATTCTTCGATGGGGACGACGCAGGCCGTAAAGCGACGGAGGAAACGGCAGGGATATTACCACCTGGTAAGGTCAAGATCGCTCGTC